GTACATCTGTTCCAATGGTGAATGTTGCTTTATCTGGCGATGTAGAAGGCGGATTAACATCTGGTCTTACTGTATTAGCTGGACCAAGTAAACACTTTAAAACATCTTTTGCTTTATTAATGGGTGCAGCTTATATGGAAGAACATAAAGATGCAGTTATGCTATTCTACGATTCAGAATTTGGTTCACCACAAAACTATTTCGAATCATTTGGGATAGATACTAGCAGAGTATTACACACACCTATTACAGATGTAGAACAACTTAAATTTGATTTAGTTAATCAGTTAGATGAAATAGAACGTGGCGATAAAGTTGTTATTGTTATAGATTCAATTGGTAATTTAGCATCGAAAAAAGAATTAGAAGATGCTTTAAACGAAAAATCTGTTGCTGATATGTCAAGAGCAAAAGCACTAAAAGGTTTATTTAGAATGGTCACGCCATATCTAACTATGAAAAACATTCCACTCTTAGCAGTTAATCATACTTATCAAGAAATGGGATTATTTCCAAAAGCAATCGTATCTGGTGGAACAGGTATTTACTATTCAGCAGATAACATTTGGATTATAGGAAGACAACAGGTAAAAGCAGGTACTGAAGTATCAGGTTATAACTTTGTTATCAATGTAGAAAAATCTAGATTCGTAAAAGAAAAATCTAAAGTACCAATCAGTGTTTCTTGGGAAGGTGGAATAGAACCTTATTCTGGATTACTTGATGTTGGTCTTGCTGGCGGATATGTTGTTAAACCAAATGTTGGTTGGTATGCTAGAGTCGATAAAGAAACTGGGGAAATGATCGAACCAAAAGTTAGACAAAAAGATACCTTAACAGAAGACTTCTGGAAACCTATATTAGAAGAAACAGATTTTAAAGAATTTATTCAAGGACATTACCAAATTGGACATAAACCATTATTAGATGTAAATTTAGATTTACAAATGGAAGAAAATGATGTATAATATATCCATTGATGATTATTCTATAGTCGAATCTAACAAGAGTGAATTCTATGGAGTAAAATTAAATGGCGGTAAATATAATAATGTTATAGTCATATATGGTCAAGTTGGTATTAGAGAAGAACCAGAATTTGACCAAGCAAGATTATCATTTAATTATACACTGCAAGATCCGGGTGAACATGATGCATCTGATCTAGATAAAGATGAGTATTTTAAAAATTATTTAGGTGCAATATTACAACATATAATTAATGATACTTTAGAATATAATGAAAAGAACAACGTAGCGAGCATAGGAATTGGAAATAACGAATCAAATACAGACACACAGCCTGAACCATCTTCTTCATAATGAAGAATATTGCAGAAGGGTAATACCATATCTTAAGAAAGAATATTTCGAAGGACCACATAAAACGGTCTTCGATCTTATTGTATCTTTTGTACACAAACATAATAAGTTACCAACAGGTAAAGTATTAGAATTAGAATTACAAAAACTAAATGCACACGAAGAAATAATTAATTCTGCTGGACAACTAATCCAAGAATTAAAAACAAAGTCTGATTTAGATACAGAATATCTAATTAATGAAACAGAAAAATGGTGCAAAGAAAGATCTGTCTATCTAGCAATTATGGAATCTATTAATATTATAGATGGTAAAGATAAAGAAAAAACAGAAGGTGCAATACCAGAAATATTATCTAATGCATTAGGTACTTCTTTCGACCAAAATATTGGTCACGATTATGTTGATAATTCAGAAGATAGATTTGAATTTTATAACAGCGAAGAATTTAGAATACCATGGGATTTAGATTACTTTAATAAAATAACAAAAGGTGGTTTACCAAACAAAACTTTAAACATCGCTCTCGCGGGCACGGGCGTCGGTAAATCTTTATTCATGTGTCATGCTGCAGCAGCTAATTTACAAATACAAAAAAACGTTTTATACATTACATTAGAAATGGCAGAAGAACGTATTGCAGAAAGAATAGATGCTAATCTAATGGACTTACCAATACAACAATTAGAAAGTTTACCAAAGAATGTATTTAGTACAAAGATAGAAAAGATAGCACAATCATCTATTGGTAAATTAATTATAAAAGAATATCCAACAGGCGCTGCACACACTGGGCATTTTAGGGCTTTATTAAATGAATTAAAACTAAAAAAGAATTTTAAACCAGATATAATTTATATCGATTATTTAAATATATGTGCTTCTTCCCGTATGCGTGGGCTTGGCGGAAGTATAAATACTTATTCGTACGTCAAAGCTATAGCGGAAGAACTTCGTGGTTTGGCGGTCGAATTTAACGTCCCTATTGTTAGCGCAACGCAAACAACTAGGTCTGGTTTCGGTAATACCGATATTGGATTGGAGGACACTTCGGAATCATTTGGTTTACCAGCTACGGCAGATCTTATGTTTGCTCTGATAAGTACAGAGGAATTAGATGATTTAGGTCAAATACTGGTAAAGCAGTTGAAAAATCGTTATAACGATCCTACTAAATACAAACGTTTTGTAATTGGTATTGATCGTTCCCGTATGAAATTATACGATGTAGAGGAATCAGCTCAGACCGATATTGTGTCTGATATGAGTCCGGATAAACCAATAAATACGTGGGGGGATCGAGAAACAAAAGATACCTTTACGGATTTTAAAATATAGGAGAAGATATGAAAGAATGGATAATGGATAGAGTAGGCGAAAGAACATCTTTAGATGGTGTTGGATTAGTCTTAATCTGTGGTTCAGTAATTTTATTTGGCGGTATAGCTAAACTACTCGCCTGGGCAGGTTTGCTCTGGGGAATATATACTCTAGTAAAAAGCGAATCCTAACAGGAATATATTATGATGGAAGCCAGCTGAAATCAGCTGGTTTCTTTCGTGAACTTTTCGTGAACTTTTGCAAAAAGAGGTTTACAACTCCCCTAATTTATGGTATAATACTCATGTATTTAAAATTAATTAAGGAGTTAAAATGCTAAATAAAACAATAAAAAATCAAATCTCAAAAATCAGTAATACTGCTGATATGAATGAGTTAATTAAATTGGTCAAAGCTCAAAGAGCTATCGTTCAAGCTTCCGAAGCTGCTAAGGCTAAAGCTAAATTTTCAACAGGTGATAAAGTTAAATTCTTCTCTAAGAGAGACGGATGGTTAAGTGGTTCAATTACTAAAATGAAAATTAAGAGAGCCAATGTTATGACCGAATTAGGTCAATGGGACGTTCCTTTAACATTGTTGGAGGTGGCGTAACTATGAATACATTTAAAAGACAATCTAAAATAGATGATGCAATCAATCTTTTACTAGATAATATCGTTAGTAAATACGAAAGGTTTGCTTCAAGGTCTGCATATAACAATAACATTGAAGAAACTGTTGATAAATTTGCAGATGAATTAAACGTTGAATTCGGTAGAAAATATATTAAAATTATAACTGGTACCAGCGTATGGGGATTTATTAATATCGCAAACCCTAATTTTGAATACGGCGATATTCTAAAACCAAAGAATTGGAAAACTCCAGCACTAAACCAAGCACGTGGAAACATCTTTGATGATGTATACACTATTGATTGGACTGGACCACTTTACATCTCTGGATATTCTGCAGGAGGTCAAAGAACCTGCGGAAAATGTGGAGCAGAAATTAAAAACTTATTAGGAGGTTAATATGCCAGAATGGTTAAAAGAAGCTATAGAAAACTACGATAATCTAACAGAGAGCCAACAAGCTCACGTAGATGCAGCTTTAGACTATATGTCAGAAGAAAATGAAAGTTTTTAAAACCGTAGAAACTTTTCACAGCAAACAAGAAAGGACCCACAGAAGGTGGGTTCTTCGTTCTGATAAATACTATAATAAGTATAATATAAAGAATTTTATTGAAAGACCCGGATATCATTCCGGCACATTTTTATTGGAGTACGAGATATGGAACCGATAACATTTATTTTAATTTCAATCGCAACTGGATACGCATGTCATTTTGCATGGAAATCTGGTATTCGCGAAGGCGCAAACCGTACTATCAATATTCTCCACGAAAGAAAGATTATCGCATACGATAACGAAGGAGAAATTTACCCAAACCCGTTTTTTAAGAAAAAATAAGTCATAAATAGACTTATGATTTCTTTAAAAGCACATACCATAAAAGAAGGAACTGCTCTGACTCCTGCCGAGTTAGAAAAGAAGAATTCAGCGACTAACGAACCTAGGATTAATATTCTTATTAGATTAGTAAAAGATAAGAAGCCTTTAGAATTAGTTAAAGGCGGAACTTTTATTGTTGGTGACGAATATGTCGATCAAGTAGTTAAAGACGCACAAGCATTTAAAAAGAATCCTGATGTTTTTGGACGTGGTGGATTTTCTTTAATAGATAAAAACGGAAAAGAAATTAAAACAAATGCATTACTTAAATCTAAAGTTATGGGTGGTGGAGTAGGTGGTGCTGGTTCTGGTACAAAAGATACCGAAAGAAACGAATCACATAATGCATGCATGATGCGTGCAATAGTAGATGATGGATATAACCACGACATAGAACATTTTGATGAAGAACGTATAGCTCAGGCTTACAAAGACAACGGTACAAGTAATATATCAGCAAACACAGATAAAATATTAGAAACGCCAGAAGATTGGGTTAAATCTTCTTATTATGCGTCTAAATGGTTAGCACAAAACAAATACATTAATAAGTCACAAAAATTTCATCGCGGTGATAAGAAGATGAATTCAATATATGCTTTAAAAAATATTGCATATAAAAATAACGGATTTAAACCATTAAAAGATGATAAATGGAATCCAGGAGATGTTTGGGCAATGACGCCAGATTTTAATCCAATAAAAGAAATAGATGTTGGTTCAGTTGCTGCAATGAATACTTCTTTAGTAGAACATTTTAACTCTCGAAGATGTGTTGGTATTTCTTTAAAGAAAGCAACAAAATATCCACCAGCAGCAAAAGAATTAAATAATAAAGTTCCGCCAGATACAGATATGCATAAGTTAAAAGGTTTATATTTAGAATCTAGAGGTGGTAATTTTTGGTCAGCTAAATCTGCAACAATTAAATATGACACTGGTGAAATGATGTTAAAAGATAATTCGCCAGGTTCAACAATTAAAGCTGAGATAAAAGGTAAAACTTCTCGAGGTGGTGGAATATCTTGGGGAGAAATTGTTGAGTTTGTTAAAAGAGAAACTGGAAGAGATATGGGTGCACATGCTAAATCAATTAAACCTGTTGCGAAAAAAATGGCTGCTGAATTATCGAGAGGAAAAGATCGTACGGTTAAACAAAAATGGTACCCACTTTATAAAGCATTTTATAAAAACGATTCTTATAAAGATATGTTAGAAAATTTAAAACAAAAAGATTGGACTTGGATCTCAGCAAAATATGCAGAGTTACTTTTATTCTATCACATACAGAAAGCCGGTGGAACAAAAGCAAATGCTATTATTACTCATATGGTAAACTATGCAGGTTCATCCATGGTCGAATCAGCAGTTTATGTAAAGGTAGGAAAATGAAAATACTTAAAGGAAAAACACCAAAAGATACAAGAGACTTTGATGGGGATTATCCACAAGACCTTGATCCAACAGATGTAGTAGAAATATTTGAAACCCCACTAACTGGTTCTTATAACTGGGATTACACTGTACAAGATAATCGTATAAAAAAACTTTATGAATTAGGAAAAGAACTAAACTGGAACGTAGAATCTGATTTAGATTGGAGTCCAGAGTTCGAAGGTATTAGTATGGAAGAATTTGACTTTGAAGATAACCAATGGGCAAATCATCCAGTTTATAAAGAAATGCCTAGATGGAAAAGAAAAGAATTTTTTCATGATTTAAATTGTTGGGCAACAAGCCAATTCTTACACGGAGAACAAGGTGCATTATTAGTAGCAAGTCAGCTTGCAAGTTGTGCACCAACTTACAATGCTAAACTATATGCAGCAAGCCAAACATTTGACGAAGCAAGACATGTAGAAGCATTTAATAAATATATTCAAACAAGGTTAAAAAAATCTTGGCCGATCGGATTTGCACTAAAAGGTTTATTAGATAAAATACTAACCGATCATAGATGGGATTTAAAATTTATTGGTATGCAAGTTGTAATAGAAGGATTAGCGTTAGCTGCATTCAATGCTGCAAAAGAAGGAACAAACGATCCAGTGTTTAAAAGAATGTTAGAACTAATTATTCGAGATGAAGCAT